ATGTCTCTATAATACTCAGTGTTTGTGCATCGTAATCTAATCCGATAACATCAAATGATGAACTTGAACCTGCTGCGGTTCCTTGAATCGCAAACTTGATCTGATCAGTCGTTGTATTCAAATTGTAGTATTCAACTTTTTTACCTGCAATGGTAGTATTAATTCTTGGTGTACCAAATTGATTACCACTAGAAAACATTGCATTCATGACTGTGACAAAGTCATCTAGGTTATTGATATTAGATGTACTTTCATATCTGATTTCTTTACCAGACAGCGTAGTACCATCACTACCGAGTACTGTTTCATTAGTTTTAACACTAACTACTTTTAATTCACCGAATGCGGTTACGTTACGTCTTGGTTGATAACCTACGAATTCTGCTAATTTAAATACAGCATCTTGTCTCTCTGCCGTACTCAAGAAGTTATTACGAGTATTCAAATCTGCGCGGAATGCTAAGTTATGACCGAACTGCGCAATCAAATCTAACAGTGCTACAAATTCACTTGATTCAACCCAGTCATTATAATTCTCTGGATATTTTGCTTGTACATAATCGACCATCGTGCTACGAATGGTAGCATAGTCATACGCTTGAAAATTCGCATTAATATACGAATCATATACAACGGTGTAATCTTCCGCTGCAAATAATTTTGATTGTCTTATTGATTGTGTCATAATTTATAACTCGCCTGATTCACGATCAAACTTTACTTCAAGTTCGGTTGCCGTAGTTGTCGGTAAATACAATAATTCTATTAATATTGTTACCGCATTCTTATCTTCTTCTACCCTAACGATTTCACTTGATAAATTGAATCGTGGGTCATAATTTACAATATTTGATACTTCTTGTTGAATTAAATCAACCGTGATATCATCTAGCGGCTGAAATACATAGTATGGTAAGTTACTACCAAACTCCGGGTTCGTCCATTTCTCCCCTTTGCGTATTGAAAAATGATTACTCAAGTCTTGCTTTGCAAGATCAAGATCAGATAGTTGTTTACTTGTATTTTTTTCACCAATGGTGGTGTAGCCTATTATTTTATTCATGTAAGTATTTATGCAAAAATTAACTATGGTGTTTTCGTCAGACACAAAAAAACCACCTTTAAGGTGGTTTTATGATATTAATATAAGCAATTTCTAAATGTTACTATACAACTGACATTTCTTCTATGCTTACATGCTCTGAGGGCCAGTCTACATAATCCAACCACTCAACACGTGGTACTGTAATACCAAATGTCTTAGATGAATATGCAAGCGCGTGCCAAGTGGGTTTCACTGGTTCACGAATAGGCTTCATCAATCTACTTCCTTTAGATGAATTACACTTCTTACATGATGCAACACAGTTAGTCCAACTAGTTCCACCACCAAGCGATCTTGGTATAACGTGATCAATAGTTAACTTGTCATTAGCAAATTGCTTGCTGCAATACTGACACTCATGCTGATCTCGTAGAAATAAATTCTTACGAGAAAACTTCGCTAATTTTGGCAAACGATGATAACGATTCAATATTACAACAGAAGGCATGAACATCTCAAAATTAGCCGAATGTAATACAGTGTCATAACTATCTAGTATTACGACTTTATTTTGAAAATGTGCTTTTACTGCATTCTGCCAACTGATAGTACTCAGTGGTAGCATAGATAATGGCTGTGCGTCTGCATTCAATAGCAGTACTCTACGATCTATCATTGTGTGATACTTCCCTGTGTTTTTCGGTAAAATATATTTGTTGCTGCATATCATTCCATAGTATTTCAACTGCACTGCGTGCTAAATCTGTTCCTGGATGGAATTCATCAAACCATTCATCGTCAGATTTTGACATTTTTATAGCAGTAGTCATGTACACTATGTCGGTGCAAATAACACCATTACTTCTTAATATGTTCTTAACTCTATCCCAATGTGGCATTTTCATCGCGCCTTCCCATCCTATAAATGCATATACGTTAGCACCTAAATTGGATAACATACACAAGATAGCAGTTAGATCACTTGCTTGGTAATCGCTGCTAAACTCTTTCATTATTTGAGCATCACATACGTCACCAATTACGGGTACATTAACTGGACCTTGTACGGTTACAGTTTCAAACTTATCTGTTATAGCATTCTTAACTAGAATGCCTTTGGCATCTGGAGATGATAGTACGATTCCTATACGATCTATTCCCGTATATTGCACGATGATGTCAACATCTTTCATATTACAATCTTTGTCTAAATATGAATTCAACAATGTATGAATGCCATTACTATTACCGCCGCCCCCATAGCAATACTTTTCTATGATAGTGTTCTCTGAATTTACAGAGTCGGTAAAATAAAATTGCCAAGTCTCACTGAGACTGCATCCGACTAGTATTCTTGTTTTGATGGTGAATTCCTTTTATGGTGTATTCGCAGTAGTAACAATTTGTCGCATTCTTGTCTGCGTTAAATTAGGTAAAAATCTTTTTGTTTCAACATAGTAAATATATTCCGCTTGTTGACGCGCTACTTTATCTGTCAGGGTAGGGTATTCTTTGCGTAATATCTGTAAACCACGTTCTCGTAATAATGTTCGTTCTGTTCTACTACCGTAATCACCTAGCATCATTATCGTTGCAAGTGGTTGAGTTAACAATCTATTGTACCCACTATCAATTAAAGCCGTTGCTATGTAATCCCATTTCTTATCAACAATCAACTGTGATAAATCAAATGTTCTCGCAGTAGTTCCCACCTTAGTAAAGTCACCAGTGAAATAGTATAGACATAGTAGTGCATCGTATTGTGATTGACTCAATGTTTTAATTGAAAGTAGTCTCTTAAACTTTCGTTCTTTTGTTTTAAAGTCTTCTAGCCATTCACTATACGCTTCGCTTTCACGCAAACCTACACCATTAATCTTGTCGTTGATAGTATTGTAACCTATTTGCGTAGTATTGTCAAGGGTTGTTTTGTAACATCTCCACTCAAATCGTCTTAATGCAAAATTAATAATATCACTACTTGCTTCAAACACCCGTAGTTCTTTTTCAGTCGCAACGACATCACTATTGTCAATTGTCCAACTAGAAAAATCTATCACTGTAGATGGTGTTATAGTGTTAGGTAATATAACCATTATGTTTTTCCCTTCGCTGGTTTAATTGTTTCTTGTATCTTACTCGCACCTTTCCACGGATGATGCTCTGGTACTCTAGCAGATACACTTTCTTTAACTGTTTCATTCTGAGTCAACTTGTTTACTGTCGGTGCTAATGCACTCACTGAACTATTCATATAAACCTTACCAGATGTGGTGGTGACACGATTGCCACCAGCCTTGTTATGAATATCGTTCAATGCTTGTACTATTACATCAGTACCACTTTTCATATTGATTTTCTTCTTTGCTTCCATATTGATGTTACCATCTGCATGAAAATTTAAATCTTCTTCTGAATGTATATTTACGCTCTTTTTACTATACACATCTATGTTTCCTGCTTCGTCCATCTCTATCCAAGCAGTGCCATTATGGTTTGTGATATATACAAATTTATTTGTGTCATCTAATAATATTTGTGCACCTTGTCTAGTACGCAACCGAATGTTTTTACTGTCACCATTCTCATCTCCATCATCCATTGTGAACACATGTCCATTCAATGTGGTTAACCCGAATACGTGACTTGGTGATTCTCGTCTTGCGCTAGACAAACTATGACCACGTGCGTAATCATCTTGTAGTCCTTGTTCTTTCAACCATGCTTTTGCGATAGGGTCAACGGGTTTCTTTACTTCATCACCTGTATCAGTTGGGTTTTTTTCACCTACTGGTTGAATATCACCATCATGTGACTCTGCACTAGCACGTCCACCCATCATGTGATTTCGGTTACGAGATATCAACGAACCAACTATTATACCTTGGTCTATCAACTCAACAAATGCAACCAACACCGATGTACCAACAGTAGGCGGTTGGGGCCACATACCATAACTTTTTGGTGTGCCGCTTTCACTCGTACCATCTTCACCATATGCTTTTTCATCATCAGTTACCGTACCAGCATCAATGCTAGTGTATCCACCATATGGAGTACACAACAAGCACATGTGGTCAACTTCACTTCCTATCAAAGAACCAAATTCACCAAAGCGTACTGATACACGACCAGTAAACATACTATCGGTAGTGTCTGTTACTATTCCTACATATTGTCCAGCAGGGAATGCTTTTCCACTTACTGTCTTAATATTAATTCCCATTCTTATTTCCCATTTGTAGTAACTTAGTTTTGATTAAATCAGTAGAGGAGTTTCTATCACGCATACCTTTTAATGATTGAGTAAACTTTCCTAGTTGAAACTTGCTCTCTACTTCTAATATTTTATATATACCACTTGCTGCAATATCAAGTTTACGTGCACCATTAGACTTTCCATTATCTGGTAAATAATTGATGAACGCTATTAATGAATCTTCATCTAAGTTATCAACCAAAGTACTACCTTTAGATGATGTAACAGTTGATCCAGGCGTGCCCAACCAATAGGGATCACCTTTAATAGTAATGTCAAACATAATAAAATCATGACTTGCTGCATTTATTTCTGCTTGATCTACTGCGACTACTGCATTTGGTTCATCGGCATTAGATTGACTTTTTGAATCTGGTACCTTTATCACGTATGCTATATTTTCAAGTTGTGTTACGATAGTTGCACTACTTATCGTTGTATTACTTAAATACTTAGGTACAGCAACAGTTTTTGTTACCTTGGTTACTTCGCCCGCACTGCCTGAATTTTCGTTGTCACTGTTTGGTAAGTTTACGCCCTCAGATGGGTCACGTGTTAAATAGAACATCTGATTGAAATTTAAATTAAAGTCTAGCACCTCAGTATTAGACCCTGAGAATAGATAATT